AAACTCGACATCGCGGTGCTTTGCCAGCTCCAGCAGTTCCATCGGGATGATCGTGTCATCGTCACTTCTTGGAAACTCGCCAAGGACGCGAATGCGATAAGCGTTCGACTCCTCGCCATAACGAGCCTTCATCTCGTCAACATACGCCTCGCTGACCCGTGGGGAGTCAACGCAAGACACTTTCATCGTCACCCAATCATTCGCGAGACGATTCTGCGTGTCGTAGAAGAAACCGCTGCTTCGCACAGGGTTTCCGAGCAGCAAGGTCACGGCAGAGTGACCAGACATCGAGCCAGCCGCTGCCTCGAAGACCTGTTCAGGGATACCCGATGCCTCATCAGCCACCAGCATCACATTGTCGGAGTGAACACCCTGCAAGGCTTCAGGCTGCTCGGCTCTAGATGTACGCGCTGACACGAAGGCTTCAGTCGCTGCTTCCTTGACCTCAATGCGGTCTTGCTTGACTTCCAGCATATCCCTGAGAGTAGGTGGCAGTTCCTTTACCCAACGCTTCAGTTCCGCGAACAAAGCGTCATACAACTGGCTTGAGGTGGGCGCTGTAACCACGACCTTGACGGGATACCTGAGTAATAAATACCAAATGATCGCCCATGACGCTGCCGTGGACTTGCCGACACCATGACCAGATCGGACGCTGATACGCCTGTTGCCAGCCGCGATGTGATTTAGGAAGGTGCATTGCCACTCATCAGGGCTGGTGTTCAAGACTTCCTTCACGAACAGCACAGGATGATTCTTGTAGCGCGTGACGAACTGCACAAACGGGTTAGCCGCTAACTCATTCAGCTTCTTCTGGTGCGCGTTGTCTAGCCTCTCCTGAACTTCAGGGTGCAGCTTGATCTTCTTGTCAGTTGATTCTGTTGTCATGAAGGTATTGTTTCAGATTTTTCTTCAAAATTTTTTCTTGGGGCTGTGGGAGTTGTGGTGGGGGTAGGTGGGGGGGGTAGTCGCCTCTTGTTTGAAGAACTGGTGGCGGATATTTCTGGGGCTGCCATTGTCAGCCCGCCCCGCCGCGAAACGCTGACGGGGGGGGTCGCAGCGCAAAACGAGTACCGAAGCACTCACCCGTTTGATACAACATTCATTATGTTAAGTTTCATCGTGGTTATCCACAGGTCATACAGTCTTTTCGTTGCTTGCACGCAACACTTGCCATGCGTCTGTGGATAACCTGAACAAGTTACGCCTTGTCATCTGTGGATACTTGCTCCACGACCTCGATATGGCGAAGCGCGTCCAGCCTCATGCCAGACAGGTTCACCTGCACGCTTGGCTGCTTGCTCTGCGCGTAGGCTTGCGGATTCCAGCGTTCCGCGACCCATTGGCGTGTTTGCACGCGCAGACGGGCTTTATTGACTTCCTCGATGTCGGTTTCGTCAGCGATCTCAATCGTCTCTGCCACGAGGTGATCTGCGGCTTTCGCGCGCGCGCGATATAGGAATCCCTCTTGCTCTGGACGATCAAGCCATTCGTGAAGCGCTTTTTTGCCGATTCCAAGCTGGTAGCAAATCTTTGCTTCGCTAGCTCCAGCCTCAAATAAAGCCTGAATCTGCTCCTTCGGCAGCGAGTCCAATAACGCCATGTCTGCGTGTTTCTTTTTCTGTCCAGCCATTTAAACGCTCTCCAATCAATTTTTATACAACGATGCTACCTGCATATCAAAAGCGTATCAAAACGCCTCTAACGCACGATTAGATGCCTTCTTGGGCATTTTAGAAGTGTCAAACACCTTCTTCATCGGTTCACCTTCCAGTTCATCCGATTTCATGTCATCGAGTCCTGTCTCGCCAGCATGGGGAAACTTCACAGGGTCTTTGTCGAGTCTGACGAGGTTCGCAGTTGGGTGCAAGGCTTTGATTTTCATTGTTTCCTTGATGACGGGTGACTCCATGATGACCTCAAGCTCTTGCATCGTCCAGATGTGACGGTTCAAGACATCGGGTCTGAACTGCTGGTACAGCTCTGCATCGTGCTGCGTCTCGACAACGACCATGACCGACCCGTCTTGCATCTGCAACTCGCAAGCCTTGATCTCTGGCACAGGCTCAACGCCGTGTGCCTGTGCCCAACGGTCTAACGCTGCGTAGGCATTCTTCATCCCTTGAATGGCTTTCTCGAACCTGACCTCATCTCGCTTGACCTGTGCATCGAAGATTCGTTCCGACTGTTTCCAGAACTTGATGCGGAACTCGGAATCCACCAACTCGATGACTCGGTTAATACCCCACTTCTTTTCGTGGTTATTCTTCACGACCTTGAGGTCAATCAACCCTGACCGCATGACTGCCTCAAACGGGTCAATCGGGAAACTTGGTTGCTCGATCTTTTTCAACGCTTTGCTCAGTTTCTTTTGCATTTTTGTTACCTTTCTGTTTTCTTACAAAATACCCGTCTCAACACCGTCACATCGTCAACTTATGGGTGCGGTATATAGACCCGCACCCCATAAGTGGACGGTTTTGTCGGCTACATATGGAGTCCCCATTTGTCCCTGTATGTAGACGACTTGTAGACGATTATTTGATTGGAATGACCTTCCCAAAGTCACCATCTTTTTGCTCGTTATCTTCAAAAACAGCCCAACACCAATCGCCGTGAACATCAAGTTTCTTAGCGTTTGTAAGTTGCGTCTTGACGCGCCAGAACAATTTTCTGAATACTTCAGCATCAACATCGTTGCCCATGCTTGCTCTGAATTCCAAGCGCCATTGCTCAATTTTTATGCACTTATTACGCTTTCCATCGACCTGTTCCATCGTCCCGAACTTCTTAATGGCAGCGTGTAAGGCTTTGAGTCCAAGCTGATTGTTGTGTCCTAGCCCTGCTCTATTTGGTGGCGTTGCCTGCTTTCTCTGCTGATTGACATCCATACCTTCATCAAGTTCCAGCGCCAAGCTGGTCACAGATTCAAAGCCTAGCGCGCTTGTTCCGATGTCCACCGTGACCATTTGGAAGCCCATGCGTTGCCCGTCTTCCCCGTCCTTTTGCTTGCTGATGTGCAGGATTCCTTTTGGCGCGTCCTCGATGCGGATTATTTCGAGTTCGGTGTCCACAGCGCCTAGCAAGCTGCTGTGACCCCTTAGACCTTTCGTTGCGTCCTTACCTGCGTGGTGGACTACAAGCAATGCCGAGTCGTAACGCTGCTGGATTGCACCTGCTGCCGTGATGAATGCTCCCATGTCCTCTGAAGCGTTCTCATTGCCACCACCAAAGGCTCTGGCTAGCGTGTCGATCACGATTAGCTGGAACTGGATGCCTTGGATGGCTTGCAGCTCGTCAATGGCTGTTGCTAGGTCCTGAATGTCCTGCTGGCTTGATCTCAGGTTGACTTGCCTTCTTAGGAAGTAAACAGGCGCTCCTTGTGGCGTGTCGTGGTGTACTTTGAGCGCCTTGATACGCGCACCGATACCACCGTGACCCTCGCCGGCGATGTACAGGACTGCGCCTTGCTGCTTGACTTCCTTGCCTAAGAATGGTCTGGTCGTGGCGATGCACTCTGCAATGTCTAAAGCTACGAATGACTTGAAGCTGGCTGGTGGAGCGTAGAGAGCCACAAATGCTTTCTTCGGGATAACGCCTTCGATGAGCCAATCGACAGGCTCGTCCTTGATGTCATCCCACGCTTCAATCTGGAAGCCTTGCCTGATGGGTTTCAGTTCTTCCTGCGGCTCTGTTGCTTTTTCTTCCACTTCCACGAATCGTGCAGGAATCGTGACCTCATCTTCTGTTGTGACTTTGACTGCGTACTGCTTCACCAAGTCTTGCAGCTTGTTCTTAGTGCCGCCGTACTTGTGGACATACTCGTAAGCGTCTTCCTTGAGTTCGAGTTCAAGGTCTAAGGTTCGGATTGACTTGGCTATCGTCTTGATCGCTTTGGTGGCTTTCTTCGCGTACTCCCAACCAACTTTGTCGCAGTCTGGGACGATGACGATGTTGAGGTTCACGAAGTATTGGATTGCGTCCTCTGGGAAGCTGCCAGCACCTGCGTGCGTGGTTGTGGCTGTCATGCCTATTGACGAGAGAGCGTCCGCTGCCTTCTCGCCTTCTGTCAAGAACACGACCTTGTTCAGCTCTCTGGCTTCTTCTAGTGCTGGCAAGTTGTACGGGACGATGTTTGCGCCGAGCATCGTGGTGTGTCTCTTGCCTTGATCGTCCACCTTGAGCAGCTTGTAAGTCTTGCCCTTGTGGTCATTGGTCTTGTAACGCTGCTTGATGAACTGCGTCACACCGTCCTCATCTGTGTAGTGCCACTCCTGCTCTAGCGTTGTCTGGATTGGCTTTAGGCTGCTCAGAGGTTCAGGTCTTGGTTCAAGGTCTGGCAGCAGACCGTAGTTCTTGATGGCTTCAAAGACATCGTGCTGCTCACACCCACCATGACATTTGAATAAAGGCTTACCGTCCTCACCGTCAGAGATAGACAGGCTAGGATTCTTGTCACCGTTGCCTTGCCCGTGAGTTGGTAGCGGGCAACTGGCTAACCAGCCTTGCCCTGTTCTCTTTGCGTTGCCAAGCGCCTTTGCTATTTGTTCGGCTTGCATTCTTGTCCTTCTTCTAATTCCTGCAATCGCTGCTCCAATTCGTAGACCCTTTGAGCCAACGCAATCAGCAGCAGCGTCCAAAATTCTTGTGTGTTTTCCATAGAGGAAAAAAAAGCGGGACAGCGTGATGCTGCCCCGCCTTCTCTCGCTGTTACTGAGGTGGCTGATCTTTTTGCTCGTCCTTGGTGACGAACTCATAAATAGATTCAGCGATTGCTTTAACAGCATCGAGTGATGTGCCTTGTGGCACAGAGCGCAAAGCTAATGCGATAGCTTCAAAACGAATTTGCATAGTATTCATGTCAGTTTCTCCTTAAAACATTTCGTCATCATCAACTGCTTTAGCAGCGGCTGTCTTTGGTGCAGCGGCTTGCTTCATGCCACCGAACTCACCAGAGGATGTGAAGCTAGGTTCTTCTTCAGCATCCATGCCAGCGGGACGCTCAACCCACGACACCACATTGAAGTTAGGAATGCGTGTTGAGCCTTTGCCGATCTTCTCCAGCTTGCTGCCTGTGTACTCAATGACAGGCAACTTGCCAGCGTTTGCTTCACGCTGCGCGGCTGCTGCGTTGTAGAGGGCTTCTAAGCCCATATTAGGACCAGTACCATTGGATGACCATTCAACAGTTCCGAGTTCTTTGTTGTAGAACTTCACCATGAATCCACGCTTGTGATCTGGTGAAGGCTGCGGACCTTTCTTGCCAAGACCTGCATCTGCTTGCCAATCACGCACACCTTCACCGAGGTGCAGCCAACCTGTTTGCACATTGTCAATGTCAAACACGACCTTCTTGAGTTGGATTTCTTCTTTTGCGTTGTTGAGCCAAGCGTTTGCAGATGGCATGAAGCGGATGTAATTTCCTGAACCGCCAGAGGATGAGAGATTAAGCATTTGAGCCTTTCGAGTTTAAGAATGCAGCGTTAGCTGCGGGGGTTGTGATTATTGACCAAGCCCAACTGCTCGTGCAAGCGTTAAGCCAGAAGATTTTTTCTCTGTGATGTCATCTAACAACACTCTGTTTTCTTTTGACAACAGCTTACTGGCTTCTGACGGGCTGATTAACTCTATTGTGTACAGCTTGGATTTCTCGATGCCAGCTTGTATCAAGACTTCTGCTGCCTTGTTTTCATCTTTCCACTTACGCTGTGCGCGTTTGGGTTGCATCTGCCAGCCTGTGATGACTGAGCCTGACTCGATCTTCTGCGTTGCGTACTCACGCAATGCTTTGATGTAGTCTTCGACTGCCGTGACCTTTGAAAGCATGATGCCAATCTGCTCGTCTGTCATGTCGTGCATTCGCTTTATGTCCTGCGCTGCGACCTCGTTGAACTCTGCGACATGGGCAGGACAGGTCGCCTTTGCAGGACACCATTGGCACGCCTTCTCTGAAGGTGTTGGCGTTGTCTCGCCTTTGATGATGGCTTTAATGGCTGGCGTGAGATAGGTTGCAGCCCACTCGTTTAGCTCCTTGTAGGTCAGCTTGTGAGTGCGTGGCTCACCGTGATGCGGCTGAATGATTCTGAGTTCGATGTTGCTGAAGTCAGTCTTGAGTTGAGCCATCGCGCCGATTGCGTAAATCTTCATCTGATCTGAATCAGCGTCAACAAAGCCCCTGCCTGTCTTCAAGTCAGCAATGACCAGCGTGTCTTTGTCGTAAGAGTACGCAATGACATCTGCTGTGCCAGCGAGTGTGAGTTCTTTGCCTTTGTACGCCGTGACGAATTGCTCGACCTTTAGAGTTCCCATGTCAAGCTCTAGTTGTCTAATGTGGTCAACATGAGCGTAAGCAAAGCGTGCGTTTTCCTCTGTGATCGTGATGCCTTCCACGACCTTGCCGATGTACTCGTCAGGTGATGTGCCTGTTAAGTAACAGGTTTCAGCGACTGCGTGAATCGCTGTGCCGATCTGCGCGGCTTCTCCTGATGGTTGATAAGGGATGCCTTCCGACAGCTTGACAGATGCAGGGCAGGCAATCCAGCGTGATGATGATGATGGTCTGAGTTTTATCATTTGTAATCCCAACAAAGCATTGCTTGATAGTAGTCGGCTCTTTCTTGATTCGTCATTGACAGCATTATTGCGCCAGCTTTTTCTGTGTAGTCGTGAAACATGAACTGGTGATACATCGCCATTTGGAAGTCACCTGTATCAATGTGAACTTGTCTTCTGAAAGCACAATGAGCAATGTTTGACTTTAAGTAAAGCAGTTCTCTCACTTTTGATTCCATGCTGCACGCTCCTGTTCTATTTCTTCTGAAAATAAGTTGTAGATTCGTGATCTGACTTGAGGGTCAACAGCCCAACCTAGAGAGTCAGGGTTAAGCATTTCACGCAGTATGTCGTTGCGCTGTTTCAATGAATGCCGTGTGCGTTCTAGCTCTGTTGTGAGCCACACGATGTGCTGTCTAAGCACTTCTCTTTCTTCTTCCTTTGCGTCTAGCAATTGTTTCTCCTGTTGTTGTGATTCCTTCATGCACTTGAGCGCATATTCCCGCATCTGCTTGGCTGAATACTTCGCTTCAAATACGCTGCATTTTCTTGGTAGTCGTGCGAGTGTCAAACTGCTTCACCTCTTGCTCGGATAACGCCTGCATAGTACAAGCCTGCCAAGTCTCTGCCGTCTGTTTCACAAGCAATAGCACACGCCTCACGCTCTTTAGCTGCTACCAGTTTGGCAAAGGCTACAAAGAACGGAATCCAAGGTTCTGGCAAAGCGTGGCTCTTAAAATTTCCCGCCTCTTTAGCCATCTCAATGATTTCATCTTGTGTCATAGTGTCTTCGTCCCGTAGTAAGCAATCATCGCGCTATCGGCTCTGCCTGAATCCTTCACGCGCTTGAAGAGATGCTGGTCATCTGGGTGCAGCTCCATCGCACGATGACGAATTGCGTCCTTGCCTTTGCCGCAGCCTGTGGCTTTCATCCATGCTTGCGGAGTGATGTAGGTGACGGGAACAGACAACGCTGCAAGACAGCCTTCAATGACACCTGCTGCACGCCCGAAGGCGAACATTGATGAGACTCCCTGATTGGGCATTGCGCCGACCTTTTCAACGAAGGCGTGCGTAGGTGCAAGCTCCTTGATGATGGCTGCAACGCCTTGCGCTGAGACTTGCTTCTTGGTGCTGCCACCGCGAACCACCTCAACGATAGGCATATCAACGACACGATCAAGCCTGTTGTCAACATACAACGCGAAAGCGCCTAAAGCGCCAACATCCACACCGATAACTCGTTTGACGGGCTGAATCATGGCTGACCGATCTTGTCGATGGACTCGATACGCTGCGCGATGAGACGGTCTGCTGCGTCCTTGAGGCGATGAATTGATGAGACTAGGGGCGTGACCTTGCCAGCCTTCCAGCGTGATGCCACAGACGGGTCTAGACCCGCCTCACGGCAGACATCAGCCATAGTGAAGCCAGCTAAAGCAGCACGCTCTTGAATCTCTTTGATGTAGTTTGGATTTGTCATGGCTTAAATGTTAAGCCATAATTGATTTGCGTGGCAAGTCAAAAAAAGGGGTGAAGCCCTGTTGCCTCACCCCTATCAAGGCAACCGCCAGCAGGAGAAACCAGCGATTCAGCGGGAGAAACCGAACCCGCCACAACAATTTTATGAGTTTGTTGTGAAAATAATACACTTTGGGTGTTGACAGGCATGACAAGCGTTGTATGATTCACTCATCAACAACCGAAGCTAAGGAGCAAATCAAATGCACAAGCACACAGTCACAACAGTAAACGGCAACACACTTAAGCGCAACAGCCAAAACCGCATTTATGAGTTTGTTGCAATTGAGACTCGCACAGACGAAGGCAAGATCACAGAACGCGCATTGATTTGGTCTGGCACACGCGAAGGCGCTCAAAAAGAAATCACATATTGTCAAAACCGCCGCGCTAAGAACATTGCAGAAGGTTGGTTTGTTTCATCAGGCGTGACAACATACACAATCATGCAACCCACAGTTATCAGCAAATAAACAAACGGGGCGAAAGCCCCATCTTTCAACAACCACCAAGGATTGAAAACCATGAAGATCAACGAAACAACCCGCTGCTATCCACGCACCACGGCAGACGCATTCCGAGAGAACTATTACGACATTCAAGCGCGTGAGCGTTGGGAGTGGCTCGAAGGTAGCCAGAACGAGACATACGCTCAGTTTGAGTTCTGGCTGTACATCACGCTTGCCTTTGCTGCTGGCTTCTTGACCTGCTTGCTGTGGGGTGCGAAATGAGCGAAAAAATGCAAGACAAGATTGACGAGGTAGTCCACGAATTCGTCATGCGTGCTGCTGGCAAGGTCGGCATACTCAGACCAGAGGACATCGGACGCATTGCCAGAGAAGCTGCTCAGAAGGGCTGCATGATCGGCTGGTACGAAGGCGTTAAGGCAGAGCGCAAATACATGAAACTTAAAGAAGCCACGGGGTCAAAATGACAACACGACAAGAAGCCATGCGCCTCATCGTAGGCTTGGAAGAGTACAAGGCAGAAGGTCCTGACCTCATTGCCAGCGTGATGCGTAAGATGCTCAAGGACTTGGATGCTTACGAGCAAGAGATTGATTCCCTCAAGGACAGAATCAAAGACTTAGAGATGCAAGTGCAATGAGAAAACGCTCTAAGTACAAACCAAAGGGCGTGCGTCTTGACGCAGTTACTTGGGTCATCAATGGGTTCAAGTCAATCAACGAGACGGGTGACGCTGCCCTGCACCTGAAGATTAAGAATCATTCTTCGCTTGATTCGTTGCGAACTGGCACAGCCACTAAGGATGACATCGACAACATCATCGCAGCCTTGAATGTGACTGAAGCCTTGTCGCGCATAAACATCGGAGAGGACTACGCGAAAGAGATCAGAGCAGGGCAGGATGCCTTGTTCGAGATAGCCAAGCGTGGCATCAACCGAGACAATAGATTCATTGCAAGAGGACCAGAGCTAATGGCTATCAACGAGGCGTATGAGGTGCATGACGCGCAGCTTGAGGTCTGCACCATAGCGCAGCTTGAGAAGGCTCTGGACATCGTTAATGCTGAAATCAAGGCACGCAAGGCGCGTGTCATCAAATAGGGGACTGACATGGACCACAACTTCTGGTTGATCGTTTTGATGTTATTCATTGGCGCTGCCATTGCTGGTGTCGCTGTTCTTATGTTTATCGCTGCTTTGAAAGCGTTGGGGGATTGATATGAGCATTGAAGCAATGAAACAGGCGCTTGAGGCGTTGGAGCGTAGTGTCGCAACTTGCTTTGACCAGTATGCACATCAACAAGCAATGAGCCAACCAGACCACTTCATTAATCAAGCCATCACATCCCTACGCCAAGCCATCGCAGAGGCAGAGAAGCAAGAGCCTGTGGCGTGGATGCACCCTGATTGGCCTAAACACTACAAACAACTAACTTCCCCTGTTGTTACTTACCCAACAAACGGCTGGAAGCCTCTCTACACCCACCCACAACCAAAGCGTAAATGGGTTGGGCTGACGGATGAGGAAGTTAACGCTATTGATGGTTGTATGTTTCCAATGAGTTGGGCGAGGAAAATTGAAGCCAAACTCAAGGATAAGAATGGCTTTTAAAACAGTTCTCGCCAAAGGAGCGCCGTGGTACGAGACTGCCAAGCCTAAAAAGGCAGAGGTCAAGAAGAAGAGAACTAGACCTCCTCAGATTGACGAGAACTTTAGAAAATGGCTGATTAAAGAAGGATATGTAAATGACAGAATTCAACGACTTTGAGGTGCTGCTGATGATTGTGTTTGCAGCAGTAGTTTTAGACTTAGCTTTTTGGGGGTAATTAATGGACGGTATAACAGTTTACGCATTCGACTATCGTGAGTTCATGCGGCAATGGGAAGCAATCCACGGCAATATGTTCAAGACCATGAACATCAGCGCAAAGAACAGCCTAACGATGTCCAAGTCGGTAGACGAAGCCAGAAAGACGAATAAGCGTCACGGCACGATCTTAGGCATCAGCAAGAATGTCGTGTCGCTTGAACCCAAAGAGTTCATCGTTTACAGCAGAGCAGGCACATCCAACACTAAGGTGAAGAAACATGGGTAAAGGTTCAACACAAAGACCGTCTCAGATTGATAACGAGACGCTGGCATCCAACTGGGACAGAATCTTTGGCAAGAAGGAAGAAGTCGAAGAGGATGATGACTACATCTGCCCGTCTTGCAGCGGGTCAGGTGAAGGGATGCACGATGGTGCTGTCTGCCACAAGTGCAAAGGTACTGGTGGCTATCCAAAGCAATACCTTTATGGTGATGACGAATGACAGGCTGGAGAAAGCGTGAGATTGCTGACGCGCAACAGCAACAAGATAAACCTATCGGATGGATAGCTCAAAACGCTGTCGGTGACTATTACTTCAGGCTGAAAAAACCTGATGATGTTTACAAGCCTTTCCCTGTGTTTAAGCCTAAAGAAAATCGTGAATGCGAATATGACTGACAATGTAAACAACCCAAAGCACTACACATCGCACCCGTCTGGCATTGAGGCGATAGAAGTAACTGAACACATGAACTTCTGTCTGGGTAACGCCATGAAGTACATCTGGCGTGCTGACCTCAAGCACGATGCCATTGAGGACTTGGAGAAGGCGCGCTGGTATCTGGACCGTGAAATAGCAAGACGCAAAAAATGAGATCAGAACAGCAAAAGCGCGTCATCAAGGCGCTGACAGATAAGGGATATACGGCAGTTCAGTTGTCAGAGTTGATTCATTGCACAGTCAGGTCTGCAAGGCTCATTGTCTCCAAGCTGCACAAGCAAGGACTGATTCACATTCAGTCGTGGCATCGTGTGGAGTACAACTCCATTCCTGCTGCTGTGTATCGCTACGGGATTGGCGTTGATTCTGTCCGACCCAAGCCTATGACCATGAACGAAAGAATGAAGAAGTGGCGTGCCAAAGAGTCAGTCGAGCATCGAGAGTTCAGGCTGGCAAGGCAGCGCCAGCTTCGTAAGAAGATCAAGCGCGACCCGTTGGTGGCTGCTTTTTATGGATTAGCGTCCAAGTAAGCCGCCGATGCCTGTTGTGTCTTCTTCTTGTCCAAATAATCCTGAACCTAATGGCAATGCTGGTGCAGCAGCAAACATTTCAGGTCCAAACTTCTTGAACAGTTCTTTGCGTTCTTCTGGTGTTGAATAGTAATAAAGGTCTTGCAATCCTTGACTACGCAAATAATCAATTGATTGTTGCGGAGCATTTGCTGGAAGAATAGCACCCTTGAACTCTCCAACCTGAACTGCTCTTTGAGGCTTAATCTCAAAGTATTCTGTTGGCATTTCACGCAACTTGTTCATAAAGACTTGAACATCTGCCTTCAATGACTCTGGCACATCTTTATAAATCTTGTCCAACAAGTTCACATTTCTTGTTTGACCGATCTCATACAAGGCATTTGAAGAATCGTAACTATAACCAGAAGAGCCTTCAAGTTTGTCTAGTCTGCTAGTTAAATCTTGGTAAGCATTATCAATTTGTTTTTTTATCGGTTGGAATTTTTCAGAAGAAACGATGTTTTCACGCGATGCTTTTACCTGATTCAATGTCTTAAATTTTGGTGTTGCAACAGCTCTAACATTTCCTGCGCCATACATAAATCCTTCAGAACCTGCGCCACCCTTCATCTCTTTTACAAGATTTTCTAATGTTGCAGGTGCATAGCGCCTATTTCCTGAATATGTATAGCCCTTAAAGATTCGTTCTTTAATGTCTATGCCTGATTCTGGTAAAGATTTTTCAAAATTACTTAACCAATCAGCATATTGACCTTTTAAGTTGTTAACACTTTCATTAAGATATGAACCATATTTCCAAGGTTCATCTTTGAATTCTTCAATATTAGGAAGACCATATCCTTCATCTTTCAAAAATTTTGCTTTCAAAACATCAGAATATTGACGGTCACCCCAATTATTTATAAGTTTGTCTAGGCTATATGCTCCATCAGGTATTTCTGATGCTATTCCTGATAAAGAACTTTCTAAAGCCTTACGACTCTTTTGGTCAATCTGATAGTCAATTGCTGGTCCTCTTGCTGTGTAAGCGTCAAAGCCATAAACAGGATTCTTTGCAGATGGGATTGCCATCTCTTTAGGTCCAATCAATGAAATGTCACCAAATCCGACCATTGGATTTTCTACATTTGAGATGGCAATAGATGGAACTGGCATACCACCAACTTTTTGCACATTAGCCAACTTTTGAGGCGAAATATTGTGGTGAACGATCATCTCTTGACCTGCTGGAACTCCTTGCACAAATGATTCTCTTGTAGGAGCAAGCAGCCCACCAGTATCTTCAACCATGCGCATAGGCTGTGGCGTAATAGAAGCCAATGGACCACGACCATAGACCATTGCATCGTTTATGGCAGAACCAGCCAAACGACCAGCACCACGCGCCAAGTCAACAGGACCTCTAGGATTCATTGCAGCGCCAAGCTGCTCCATGCCAGAAGTCTCCATGCGTGGTTGAGAGACGCGAGGAATGTTAGCCAGAATCTGCTCAGTTGTAGGTGCTGCTGGCGCTGCTTGCAGCAAGCCTTGCACAGACTGAGGCAAGCGTGGTGTCACATACTCACGCGCCAAGGCGTTAATGTCACCAAGCAAACCAATAGGTGCAACAGCAGCACCACGACCTAAAGACTCCAAGTTGCTCAACGAGCCACGCAGAGCATCCATCAACAACGAATCAGAGTATTGATTTGCTGGCATTCTTATTTACCCTTCGCCTTATTCCTTGCAGATATTGCTTTTGCCTTTGCCTTTGCATCAGCCTTTGAGTTAGCGCCCCACGCTTTCAAGGACAGTAGCAACCTTGTAGGTTCACCGTCCTTGTACTCTGGACCAGCCATGTTGCCCATACGAGCCAAGAATGACGCTCTGCGTGGATTGTCACCCGACTTAACTGGTGGCTTCAAGTTGCCACCAGTTGCAGCGTTATACGAAGCACGACCCTTCGCATTCAAGCCTCCCTTTGGGTTCTGTCCAGCCTTAGTTTGCCATGTTGGGGTTTTCATGCGAATTACTCTTGCGGGATGATGTTCGTGCCAATCTGACCGCCAAGATAACCAGTTCGACCAGCAGCGCGTGATCTGGCTTCGTTAACTCTGCGGATTGTCTCTGCCATGTCCATCAGCTTTTGCTGTTCGCGTGACAACAGAATCTGACCGATCTGGTTGCGTACTGGTTCAGGTGTCTGTACTCGACCATAAAGGTTAGAAAGACCAGCAGCGATGCCAGTAGGACTGCCAGAAGCGACAGCCTGACCTGCTTGCATCAAAGGTGCAATATCCAAATCAGCAGCACCAGCCAAACGCGCAGCAGTTTGAGAACCGCGACCAAGAGATTCCATTCCCTTCAATCGAGCCTCTTTCGCAACTTCAGACGCAAACTGTCTGTAATCATTGCCAAACACTTCGCGCAAACGCTCTTGCGTTGCTGGCTCTTTCCACATCTTCAGCAATGATGTCTGACCACCTTCTGTGCCTGTCTTTTGACGCAAAGCCTGCAAAGCACCAATCTTGTATGCATCCATCTCAGCAGGTGTGAAGCCTTTGGTCAATTGCTTAATGTCCATGATGTCGCCTGTCATAGCCTTGCGACCAGCTTCGGCAGCATCCATCATCTGTGAAGGACCAGCCCAAGTTTTCATTGCTTGCGTGTAGGCAGATTGACCGCCAACTTTAGGTGACTTCTGCTCAAGCAACTTAACAAGGCTTGTACGCACATCATCGTATGCGTTTGCTTGCTGACCGCTTCCTGATTGCTTCAGGCTTTGTGCTGAGTCATATAAAGATTGCTTCAATGTATCAAGCACATTCATTGGCACTTGTTCGCCAACCTTCAGCTTTGACAAGTCAAGCGTCTGACCCGTCTTTGTTTGATACAGCAATTCGGCAGCGCCTTGCATTCTTTCTGATCGCTTCAGTACATTGAGCAAGTCGTTGTCAACCGTCACGACAGCCTTGTCAATCACATCGTAGAAAGGACGCGAAGCAGCCTGACGCTGTGCAGCAAATGTCTCAAGGCTTCCAAGGAAGTCAGCGCCTTGTGTGCCGAGAGCAGTATCAGCAGCACCCATCAAACGACCAGCGCGACCTGCTTGACGCTCACGAATGGCGCGCTCAAGAGCCTGTTTTGTCTCGCCTGATAGCGTTGCAACTGTGTCAAGTAATTGCTTTGTGCTTGCACCGCCAACATCAACGATACGGGCTTCTTCGCCCAACTTGCCCATACGAGCCTTAGAGATTCCCAAGGCGCTAGACAGCAAGTCTGGTGGCGTATCGCGCAACAAGGCTTCAGCAACCTTTTGCTCTGCGTAGCGTGAAGCAGCCTTGTCAGACACACGACCAACAACATTCTGACCAACTGCACCTAGAACTGATGCAACTGGTTGGGTCACAGCGCCAAGAGCACCACCGACAGCACCAGACTTCAACACATCTTGCGTGATGCCGCCAACAGTTTCAGCTTCTGACGAGCCAAGACCACCTAGTAAGCCATAACCAACACCAGATGCACCAGCCTGTGCAGCGCGTTGACCCATGCCCATGACTTGACCAGCAGCAGGTGCTGCCGTTAAGTATTGACCTGCCCTGCCTAATGCTTGTGCAGCAGCAGGAGACGCTTGCTCAATAACTGGCAATGCAGCACGACCAGCAGCGCGTGCGCCTTGACTGACGATGTTTGTAGCCATGAATGGCAAAGATGCAGCAACCTGACCTGCTGTTGACAGCAATGGTCGCTCTCTCTCGTAAGACTGAGCAGCACCACGAACGATGTCACGACCTTCTTGGTAGGCTTGTGCTAGTGGTTTGCCTTCGACCAAGGCTTTAACTGGTGCTGCAATGCCGCCAGCAAGTTCATCCAGAAAGCCAAATGTTGGACCTTGAAGTGCGCTAATCAAAGCGCGTTCTGCTGTTGGCTTCTTAGCGCCTTGCTGGTAAGCAGCAGACTTTTGCTCTGACAAGAACTTCAGGATTTCGCTAGGCTGATATTGATTCCTTAAGGCTTCATTAACTTGATTGCCAACATCAGGCATCTGTGACAAGAACTGAACGATCTCGCTGTCACCATAACCAGCCTTGCGTGCTTCAGATATTTTGCTTTGTAGACCGTCCATGATCTTTACCCTTATCGTTGTGGCTGTGTGCCGAAGATGCTTCCCAATGGTTTGCGTCCATCCTGACCACCACCAAGACCACCTGAACCTGTCATTACTGATGGCAACTTAGCTGGTGCGCCGAGAGCCTTACCTGCATCAAGGTTGTACTTCGTACCGAAATCCACATACTCTTGACGCTTTGCGTTGTAAGTCTGACCAGCAGCAGCATACAACTCATTCGCTAGGTTTTGGAAGTCTTGACGCTGTGTCGGTGTCAGTTTAGTGCCTTGAGTCCAGTTAGTCACATAGTTCTGCAAGCGGTCCATCTTTCCAGCAGCAGCCATCGAGATGCCGAGTTCAGATTCACGCACCACCGAGCCAGGGTCCAGCAACTTCATAATCTTGGTTGCAGCAGCAACATCACCGATTGGGTTCTCTTGTTTGAGAGACGATTGAACCTGCTTGAATGCAGATTGCATATCGTTGAAGTCCTTGTAAATTGGTTCTTGCTTAAACGCTCCACCAAGTTTCATTTCATTCTCAAAACCTTTTTGACCTTCACCCATGTTGAGGTTGATAGCACCAGACCTGCGAATGGCAAGAATGTTTTGCAGGTTAACTGGCATACCAGCAGCTCTTAACAATCTAACTTCAGTTGGGTTTGCTTCAGGTGAACTCACAGATGTGATCTGACCTGTTCTAGCGTTTTGCTGGTATGTGCCTTCGCTTGGCAAGCCAAGTGCAGAAACCTGTTGTGGTGTCAAGATGTTGAAGCTCTCACGCTTCAGCTCTTCCTCAAGAATCTTTGGCAATGCCGTGTCTGGTGACATTGCAGCTATTGCTCTCATTTCAGGCGTTAGACGCGAGAAAAGACCAGCAGAAGTTGGCTGCATAGCTGGTGCAGGTGCTGCAACAGGTTGTGGTGGTGTATAGACACCTTGCCCCATCATGGTGTTAGGTGCAGCACCGCGACCACCAAGGTCAATGCCGCTAACAGGTTCAGCTTCAGGCATTGCTGGTTGTGCAACAGCTTGCGGAGCAGCGCCACCACCTAAAAGCAATCTGCGTAGATTCCTTGTGCTTTGAGCCTCTTCCAACTTCTGACGAGCCAAGAGATTTGACAATGCACCTTGCTGTGCTCTTGCGTAGCCTTCAGTACCAGCTTGCAAAGCACCGCCAAGAGCCTGACCTAAAGAAACAGGTCGTGCGCTAGGTCCACCAGCTTGCAGCAATGCAGCCGCTGCTTGCAGCATTGCTTGGTTCTGAATGCCTTGAGTTTGTTGTGGTGTTAGGTACTCTTCAAGTCCAGAGCCACCCATGCCAAACAGCAAACCACCAATGTCTTGAGTTGTAGCCATCTTTTAATCCTTAACCCAACAAGCCCAAAGTACCGCCACCCAATGCACCGTAAAGCGCACCAGTTGGACCACCAATCAAATTACCCAACATACCGCCTGACAATGCACCGCCAAGAGCAGATGCACCTGTGTTGCGATAGATTGGTGAAGTCTGGCTGCCACCCAAGTTAGCTGGCTGCAAACCTAAAGCAGATTGGCGAATGCCAAGACGCTCAAGCTCAAGGTTACGAGCAGCATCCAAACGGGCTTGCGCCAAGGCTTGACGCTGCTGCTGTGCGCTCATCACAGCTTGTGCGCCTGTCATGCCAAGGTTTTGCTGTTGTGCGCCTAAAGCACCAAGCTGACCGATAGCAGACTGACGCAATTGAGCTCCTTGCAACATACGAGCAGCATCTGCTTGACCCAACTGTGCAGCATTCATAAAGCCTTGTGAACGCAACTGAGCAGCCGTGTTAGCTGCCTGTCGTGTGAAGTCCTCGTTAGCCAAAGCCTCTGCAACAGCTTGACGCGAACCGCCAAATGCTCTTGCAGCAGTTGCTCTGGTTTGACCCGCTTGCTGTGCCATTCTGCGTTGACGCTCGATGTCACCCAAAGCACCCTGCACGACTTGCTCTTCAAACGGGTTGCGGTAAGCAGACATAAATTCAGATGTCTGTTGTGGCGTATAACCAGCCTCAAGCATTGATCTGCGTACTGCCTCATTTGTAGTTTGCTGACCAACACCACCAAGCCCAAGGCTTTGCAATTGCTGCTCTGCTGTGCCATATTGGGCCGTAAAGTCAGCGAGTTGCTTCTCACCCAAACCAGCAGCAGTTGCGCGTGCTTCTTCAAGGTTGCGTAAGTAAGCAGCCTTCATCTCAGGGTCAATTGCAGTTGTGGTTGTGCTTGATGTTGGTTTGTTTCCAAGTCCACCGCCAAGAGCCAAAGCACCAGCGCCAAGACCTAGCTTTTGGGCAGTTGATAAACCGCCTAATGTGCTACCCAAGCCGCCAAGAAGTCCAGCGCCACCAGCAGCAGCACCGAAGCCTGACGAACCAGCAGCCAAGTCAACCATTGCAGCGTCAACGCCTGTCAGTCCAGCAGAACCTGCACCGCCAAAACCACTCAAACCGCCAGAAGCGTAAAGAGCGCCACCAATCAATGCAGCCTTACCTAAATCAGAATCAACGACATCGCCAACAGTATCAACTGCACCGCCAACTAGATCGCCAACACCACTAACAACATTGCTTACAACGCCACCCATATAGACTCCTTTTTACTCTTTGTTCGAGTAGATGTAGGCTCTTGAGCCATCCAAACACATAATCTCTGCTTTCCTATGCCACCCGAAAGTCTTAGCGAACTTTGCGAGTTTCTTGTTTTCCTCACGAATGAGAGCAAACATAGGAGAGCCGACCAATCCTTCTAAGCAAGATAGGTCTGTCTGGTAGCGTTTTTTGGTGTTTGCGGTCCATCTCTTGATGTCCGTATGAAACCATAAACGATTGTCAAACAGCTCTAAGAAGACCGTGTAGTCATCCCTCAGGATAACTGGGACTTTGCTTTTTTCTTGCACTAATTCTAAGCCTTCGGCAAGTCAATAGCACATCACCGCTGACCAGACGCTAATGCATCCAAACGGTTCACGCCAACTCGCCAATCACCCAAAATTGCACCTGTGTAGCGCACCTTGACTTGACGGGCAGAAAACCGCACATCTGTCGGCTGCGCTGCCGTATATGGACCGAAAGTCGTTTCGCTAGAAGTCGGATACATCCGAGTCTTGAACGACACCACGACCTCGCCCAAAGTCTGCTCATCTGGCAGCACCCTAGTCACAGCCATCACATTGTCACCGTTACCGATCTCAATCGGTCCTGTCTCGGCGTAAGGCGTAGAACCATCGTAGTTGTAGCCAACTTCATGCTCGTAGATGTACCCGTCAGCAGAAACCATCAACGGGTCAATGAAGACACCTCGATCTGTGCCAGCAGTCCTGCCCATCTGACCAATTGACCAATGATTCTCGCGATAGTTATAGGTCACATACGAGTCGTTTTCGTTGGACTGAGACGAAGGATAGAACCAAGTCAACTCGCCATATTT